TGCGAGCGGATGAAGCCCTGCGGCTTCTGCGTCTCTCACTCTCCATTGTATCCCTTTTTTTGCGAACCGCTTCTGAAAGTCGCGGTCGTTTTTCGCTTGTTTGCTTGCGTTTGACGATCCGATCAATGACCCTGCTACTGATCCTGCTGCTGAGATTGCCGATCCTAACATATTCTACCTCCTGCATATTATGTCCGATATTGCCGACCTGATAATTCGCTTTGGGCCAGCTATCCCTTTGCCGGCTCTCTTTAATTGAAACAATATTTTTCTTCTTGCTCTTCGTTGGTTGCATATCCTCGCCTTTTTGTTAGTGAATTGGGCTTGCACTTTCCAATAGGGCCGTTTTTTTCTACTTTGGGGTAATGACCTGACTTTTTTTTTGCCTCTTATATTATACCTGTCGGCTCTTACGAGCCTGTCAACGTATATATAATTTTCCAGCGGGGGCGTGTCCGCCCATGCTGACGGGTCGAATCTTCGCCTGTCTTTATCGTGATATTTATCCACAGCAGACACGTTATCACGTGGGAGATCATATTGTGATACTCGTTGCTGTGAAACAGAACGTTTTTTTGGTCGAGATCGACCCTTTTTTGGCTTTTTTCGTGATGCCATTTTTGCTCCAAGTGTGTCGCTGCCACAGAAGGTGATCAAGTATCACCTTCTGTGGCTCCCAAATTAGGATTTTTGCTCCGCGCTTCGCTTGGGGTTTACAGGGAGAAATGAGGGGCGTTATTCCTCGCTTTCTGGCTGTTCAGTGTCTGAACTGTCTTCCTGGTTTTCGTGTTCTTCTACTGATGGTTGACCACCTGCGGTGCGCTTGGTTGGAGCTTCCCGTTGGTCAGCTTGTAATTCCTCTGGAATTAATTCGATGTAATCAGTTTTTGGCATTGGAACGTCAAATGGGTCGTATACATCGAAATCGTTGGCCTCTTCCCAAGAATCGTGGCCCTGAGATGCCGCCTGTTCGGAGATCAGACCTCGGGCCGCCTCTTGTATTAGCTCCCTGGGGCTCTTTTTTCGTGTTTTCCCTTTGATGAAACGAGGCCTCGGGTCGGGAACTTCATATTTATTATCATCTGTAAGCATGATTTTTCCTTAGAATGTCCGTGGCGATGGATTATTCTTGAGCATACGCCGAGCCTGGACACTGTTTTGGGCCATGACGTAAAGAGGGTGCGTATCAGTCGAAGCATAAACACGTTTCGTTGGATCAGCCGTGACGAACGATTCGTTGAGGGCGACATCTCCAGTAAATTTTCTGGCATAATGCCAATAGTCAAGAGTTGATCTAAATTCGCCCGCAATAGTTGAAGGAGCAAAGCGGTAAGAATCATACCTTTGCTGCCAGCCGAATGTTTCGGTGGGCTGTGTATTGTCCGCTTGGATTTCTTCATTGGTTATGATTTCATCTCCCAGGTATTGTAACTCTTTCTGGAAATAATCCTCTTTTGTGTGTCTGAGGAACATTTTATTGAGGGTTGAGGTATAGATCGCCTTGGGAATTACCGACATAAGCGACATTATGAGGCCGTGTTCTGGGATATATCTCCTAAAGCGGTTGGATCGCACCGCTGCTATGCCGTGACCCTTTAAATCGCCCGTATTTTCGCCATCGGTGGAGAGGACTTCGGAGAATTGAAGGATATTTGAGCCGCCTGAGAGGAACTCAGGGTTTTGAAGTCGAGCATCCAGGGGACGTACTCCCAGGTAACGAAGATAATCTTCGTATTTTGATCCATATCGTGCTCGAGCTTCCTTAAACCGTTGTTCAGCTAGATACTCGCGTAGCTCGTTGACGGTGATCCCCGTAGCCTGTGAAAGATCGGCTTCTAAGTTTGGAACGTCCCATAATTCGTCATATACGGCGCCTGGTGTTGGCTGATTATGTACTCTTGAGTCTGAAGAATCGGAAACATGTTTGCCGCCGGTTGACCCGTTGTAGGAGTATGTTGGCATACCTGATCCGGAAGGTACCACTGGGGCGTTCGATCCCAGGGGAATGTATGTGTCTTCGCCCTTTTGTTCGAATGGCCTAGCTGCTGTAAAATAATCTTTTTCCCAGCAGGCATTTTGAATAGCGCGGTTGGTTTCAGTGTCTAAGCCTGACTCCATTCCAACTTCTAATTTTTCTGTAAGATCGGGATCGCGGAAGTATTCGTTGAAAATCATTGCATATGCTCTATGCGGAAGGGCTGAATATTTAATATGCCCTAAATCTGAGGCTGTGTAATCCCCTGGGGGAACACCGAAGTAATCGGATAAGGAGGATTCATTAACAACAGTATCTGTTATTTGTGGAGGAGTTGCTAAGAAAGTACCGTCATCTCCACCAGTTATAAAGTTTTCCCAATCTTCCCACATGATACGATTGGGTACAAAGAAATGATGTACACGGATTCTGCAGGGGTGCATGACGGGACTTAATAGTGGGCTAACGCGCACAAGGAGGTTGCTTTGACAGCGGAATACGTCTCCAGGAAGAGCTTCTTGAACGTTTATTGGAACAATTGAGCCCATTTCTGATGTAAATAGCTTGTAATTAGATAGCGAGAATTTAGAACGTTTCATTTTTTCTGCCCTTTCGTTGGTTTCGTTCGAATTTTTGTATGATTGGTTTTGTAACCATTTTCATCTGTTCGATTAGCTTAGGATAAAACTCAAATTCGTTACCTTCTAGGCAGAAGTTGTCAAATATTTCCTCTTGATACTCCCTGAGAGCTTGATCCTGGAGTTCCTGGGGTATGTTGCAATAGTCTGCCCACGTTTTTGATAAAGTCGTGCCTATGGGGTAAAAGTGGCCCTGGAAATGGACACTGTGAATTGGGATATTGGGCGTATATTTGTTTCTAAGCATGGAATCAGCCGTATGTTTTAAGTGGGCCCATCCTATCGGGCCGTTTGAACAGGTCATTATTTCTGGTGGTCGGTTGCCTAATCGGTCGTCGTTTGGATTTGTCATTTTTTTGTTACAATATTTTACGATGTACATAGCTGACGCTTTTTCGATGCTACCCAAGACAGTATATCCAGCCTGCCAAGCATCGTTTATCAATTCTGCATGAATAATAGGATCAACACCGTAAATTGCTGCGTGATGGTGAGGACGACCAAATAAGTTACCATATTCACCGACCTGGAAGAATTTTATTTTAGTGATACCGAATAGCCTTTTTGCATTCATTCTAAGGCGTTTCATGAATAGTTGCCAATCTGGAAGATATACTATTGGAGTGCCATCATCATTCATTGGCAGTTCTATATCTTCATAAGTGCCAGTGAAGTAGGTTGAATATTTCCACTCCTGAGCCTCTGCCTGATTTCGAAATGCCCATATGTAAGCTTGTTTTATTCGGCAGGGTATGCACTGACCACAACCAAATGGGGTTGATTGAAGAGCCTGTTCCCTGGACTTCATTATATGCACTTTCGGGCCAGCAGGGTTGGCGTTTTTGACATAAGGATTTATACACTTTATCATGATTTAGTTTCACAGTCTCCTTCCGATACGATTTGCGTATCTTGAACGTCTTCGAGTTCTGTAAGTTCTACGTCCTGCCCGTCCTCTCCGTCTGCGTCTTGATTTGGTACGTCTTCGTCTGTAGCGCATAGTACCTCCTTAGTATGGTGTAGGATTTGTATTGCCTGTGAAGAATTTTCTGTAGCCTTCAGATGTTGTATTAGGATAAGAGCGCCAACCATATTTTGGATCGTATTTCCAATGCCGGTACTTATATTTTGGTAAGCCTCTTCGTATTCTGCGGAGTTTTTGAATCTGTCGTTTAGCGCGTTGCTTCTCTTCATAAGTATGCCACTTTCCTGTAGGTATTGTTCTTCCAAAGAGTTTTCGGTTGTTTGTAGCTGCATACGCTTTGATTGAGTTTGCTATCTCTCGACCCCTTATAGCATTTATTCTGGTTTTTGCAATAGGGTCGTTTTCGGTTGCTTCAGCAAGACGCTCGTTTAAGGCGTCTACTGATCCATCTTCGATGCCGAAGGTATCCAGACCAGCTTGTGATCCTGCGGTTCTGGAAGGTGATCTTTTAGCTGTAATTTGTTTTGGAACGGTTACGGTTCCTGTAGGGCTTCCGTCTTTTGTGCCGAATATTGAATTGGGATTGACGTTTGTGTCAAAGAAGTCTGCCTGCCCTGGCCCTGATTTATTATTATTTAGTTCATCGAGCCGGTGTTGTCGGATTTGGTTATCAATATCGTATCCTTTAGCTTTCGCTATTTCTTGCTGTAGAATAGTTTTTGCAAGGTCTTTTTGATATTGGGTTTGCCTAGCTGCCAGTGCGCGTCCTATTTGTTGGGACGCTTGAGCGATACCGTAATCTCTGTTTCCTGTACTCGCGGTTGAGGTCGGAGAGGGACTTAGCGTACTTGCGCCGAGCGCTGCGAGCGGATGAAGCCCTGCGGCTTCTGCGTCTCTCACTCTCCATTGTATCCCTTTTTTTGCGAACCGCTTCTGAAAGTCGCGGTCGTTTTTCGCTTG